CTGGCTACTGCTGTTGCTTCAATGCCCACAAGCTGACTGTATTCAAATGTAGACTGTGCTGAAGAACTTTTACGAATAGCAGCTAGTAACGACAAAGAAGTATTAGCTTCAAAGAATAATCTAAACTGTGACTTCCTACGAATAACTAATGCTTTTAATTTTGTAACATCTTCGTTAGCTGTGTAGTTTTCAAATGTCTTTTGGATCTCACGAGATACTGTTTCAAGTTCAACGTCACCAATACGAGAAGTTCCAGAGATAGGTCTAACACCATCAGGTCCAAGAAAGATAATGTCACCACCAAATTCTACTACAGTATCAGGAGCAACACAACCCAAGTCATTAGTAACATTTTCTACACTAAAGTTAGAGTAGTTGTCTCCAACAATACGTTTAATTTGGTTTTGACCAAAGACATATAACTGATTACGGAAAGACTTTAATTGAGTTATTGTAAAGCCTATGTTAATAACACCTGCTCCATTTGCAGGATCAAAGTCAGTGTCAGCATTTGGAGAAGAAAAGTAAATATTAAACGGTTCGTCAGGATCTCCAGCTAACCATAAGTGATTTGCAAAGGCACTAGCAAACTTTGGGTTGTTTGGAGCATTAGTATGTGTAATCTGTGTGTAAGTAGTGCCATTATATTTAGCAGCAGGGTTAATACCATCTGTTAGTAGAAGGACTTCTTCAGTCCAATTATAACGTTCAAACCTTACAACGTCAACCCCTGTCATGGTAGGACTACCTGCAGATGATACTGCTTGCCAACCTTTGACTGTAGGTGTACTTGCTACTGTACCTGTTGCAGTAGATGTACCACCTGTAAGTACATTACCTGTAGCAAAGATATTACTAGGTAGTTTACCAAAGTCTACTACAAGAGCATCAGAAGTTTTAGATATTACAGTACCTGTTGCTGCTACTGTAGTTGCATCTCCTGAACTAACTACACCTGTAAGAGTTTCACCTACAGAAAAACCAGAGCCTTCACCAGAGCCAAGTGCTACATCGTAATAGTGATTATACCAATGTAAGTAGTTATTGCCAGAAGAAGGTTTCCTACAACCAAGTACACCCTGATTTATTTCACCGTTTACTGCGAGTCCTAATACTTTACCAGTACCGGGAAGTGTACCGTAAGAGTTTGCATAACCGCTTATACGTCTGTAACCACCTTCTAGTGATGGCTCCATGTTAATCAAACGTATTGCACTACCTGACAAAGAGTTACTTTGAGTTAGTGGATCTACGTTAGTAACAAGACCCCCTGCACAGACAGAGACATATGTTTGTAAGGAATCTGCCAACCTTAAAACCCATTAAGAGTTGAAGTAGGTTTAGTTATAATAGTTGAAATTACATTTACTGATTGATCAACTACAAGCCTACGCATCATCTTAATACCATCTTCAAACTTTTGACTGTGCATAGTTGCACTTTGTTCGTTAGATCTAAACAGCATCATGTACATCATTGCACCATCAATAACTACATGTTTAAATCTATCAGGTATAACTGCAGTATCATCAAATGCAGTAAGATCTGCTGGATACTTCCAGTATCTGTATTCTATTACATAAGAAGCATCAGGTACAGGTGTAACTCCAAACTTTGTATCCTGAGTCATATAAACATAGTCAGGATCAGTTCGTCCAGTTTCACCACTTAGATCCTCTACGCTTCTGTAATAAGTTAGGTATTGATCATAAGTAATTAGGTTAAGTTTTTTAGGTGTATTATTTTCTGAAGTAAGTTGTTTAATATAAAATGTATCCCAGTCTGCTTTAGAATAGTCAGCGGGAAAAGAGTAGGTATTAGTACCAGCAGCTAATGTCTGTTCGTATGTCACTAAAGTAAAAGGCCACTCTTGTGCATCCTGAAGCATCTGACGGATAGATGAGTTAATAGCATCCTTAGCCAGTGCCTGAACGTTTTTAACGTTAGGAAAGTCTGCTTGGTCAATTTGAACTTCATTCAATCGACGTAGCAGTTCGTTAGTTAGACTGAGGAAAGTACTCATTATTATAACCTTTTAGCAGGTGTAAAGTATAATCTAGCAGAAAGTGTAGCATCAAAGTTGTGTGAAGAAGTGTGCCTAAACACTAAGACTTTATCACCTGCATGTAAGAACAAAGGCCCACCACCAATAAACTGTGTGTGATTATGACCTGCTATAGCTTCTTCACCTACAAGAAAATGATAAGTATTATTATCTGCGTGGTATACTTGAATACCAATATTAGATGTGGAGTTATCTTCGTTTGCCACCATAAGAAAAACTATTTCAGCTTCATGGCTTGCGGGGCAAGTAAATAAAAGTGTAGCATTATTAGGACTACCAGTTGTACTAGCAGAGTTACCTGTAACTTCAGCAAATGCACTATCTGTCCTAAAATTAATACCAGCCATTATTTTAAGTTATTTACAATTTTAGTAGGGTTTACTCGTACTACACCACCTTTAGACAAACCCATAGCAGATGCAGTTCCTCTAGAAGACATCATACCTTGAGGTGCACGATTAGCAGAAGGACGGTACTTACTGTCCTCTTGTTCAGGTGTAGTTACACCACCTAAAGCATATCCTTTTTTCTTACGCATTATATTTCTCCTAGATAGTCTAAAGGGGCCACTCTAAAGCAGCCCCTAAAGTTAGTTATGCAAGCAGATCACGATCTACTTCTGCAGCCGCTTTGGTAGCACCCATTGGGGCGTACACTACGAAGAACTTAAACGAACCCGCTGAAGGTGCGTTAGATCCCGCAAGCTTTGCAGTGATAACTGTGTCAGCAGCAGTAACATTAGTGATACCGTTTACCGAAGTAGTGGTAGCAGCCAATGTCTTAGCGCCATTGATGTCGGCAGTACCGAGCAAATCAATGTCACCACCTGTGACACCAAAGCTTACTGCGTTAGCACCACCAATGGTAGCGGCTGCAGTACACTCAGCGCCAGCAGCAAGAACCACACAATTGTCTGGAACTGTACCGATGTCGTGAGTTGAGCTAGTTGTCAAGTCACCGTGAGCAATCACGGCTGTCTCGATACGAACTGGAGATTGTAAAGCCATTTCTATGCCCCCCTTACGCTGCGTTATATTTGGCAGTTACGATTGCTTCAGGGCGAAGAATCTTACGGCCATATAAGTGCATACCACGAACGATGTCAGCGAAGCTGTCAGGGTCACGATATGTTTCGGTTTTGTTGATCTGCTCGGCAGTAGCAACTGCAGAGTCATGACCAGCTACGATAACACCATAGTTAGTGTTTTGGTTTGCAGAACCTGTTGTACCTGAACCTGTACCTACAGATGGTAGGTTAGATGAAGAGTACACACGGAAACCGTGCAGGTTGTTAAGAACCAAACCATTACGAAGTGCACCAGACTCACCGTAATCTGCATTCAGAAGACGTGAATCTTCGTCTGCCATGATTTCCATGAATACTGGATCTACAACCAGCCAGCGTCCTTGCTTATCAACTTGTTGTTGGTCAAGCAAACGAGCCATACGAGCTACAACCATTGCTGGTGAAGCTGTTGCTGTTGGTAGTGCAGTAGCACCGGGCAAACGAGCAGCTACTGGGATCGAATGATCTGCAGCAGAAGCAGTAGTAATGTTGCCGAAGCTATCTTTACGCAACTTCATTGATGTCAGCAATTCGTCTGAACCTGCAGTAGTTACAGCTTTAGTACCATTTACTTGGTCATTGACTGTATCTGCATCTGCATGTAAAGCAGATTGTTTAAAGCCTGACAAGTAACCAAGAACTTCTTGGTCATGCTGGTCAGCCAAACGATAAGCTGCACGATTGGTTGCAAGATCCATGAAGTTCACATGTGAGTGAGCTTCTTCGATGTCATCAATTTTAAAGGCAAAGTAATTAGCTTTGTCTACAACCAATGAAAAATCTTCATCGTCAAGATCTTGTGCTGAGATCTGTGTACCACGAGCGTAGCTGCTTACGGAAATCTCAGGTTCTTTAATGATTTTAACTGTATCACCTTGGGCAGAAATCTCCCCAAAATAATCAGAGTTGGTGATGTCACCACATACTGTGCTCTTGCGGAAAGCAAGCTGCACTTTTTTGGAGTAGATTACGGAACTAAAGTTACCGTTAGGTAAGTTACCGTGTCCTCCTGCTGATGTAAAAGCCATAATAAATCCTCCTGATAGTTGGCTTATCTAAAAGCTAATACCAATAAGAGGCTGTTACATTTTCTAGGGTGCGTTAAACTAACAGTCGGCCAACCGTTAGATGTACGGGCCTATACTTGAACAGGTAGTTCTCATACGTTTAGACTTTATTGGAAATTGGGTTAGAACAAAAGGTAGTCATATAGAGGCTTTTGTTCTATGTCCCTAGTTATACTGTTGCTTTTTTATTTGTCAACAGTTTATCTGGCATTACCAGACACGTCATAGACAAATTTACCATTGCGCATTGCTTTGTTAATTTCGTCTGAACGTTCTTCAAATTCTTTGTCAGACATTTTAGCTACATCTGACTCACGAATCATCTCATTAGCATCAGCTACATCTACATTAGTTTTACCACGTCGAGTAACTGGTGAAGCTGTTGCTGTTGGTAGTGCAGTAGCACCGGGCAAACGAGCAGCTACTGGGATCGAATGATCTGCAGCAGAAGCAGTAGTAATGTTGCCGAAGCTATCTTTACGCAACTTCATTGATGTCAGCAAT